TAGAACTTTTTCTGCCGGTCAAATCGATTTTGTTATTTTATTTCGAGCCTATTTTCTTCCTATCCTTGATCATCTTAAGACACATCGTATTTCCAATGGTATTGCAATTGGGATGAATGTCTTTAGTGATGAATGGGATTCAATAGCAACACTCTTTTCTAAGTACACAAAACCTGCCGTTATAGCAGGAGATTTTTCTTCTTTTGATTCGACTTTGATGCAAACTCTTTTGGAACTCATTGGAGACATGTTAATTAATGCCTTTGATGATGAACCAGACAATAAAAAGATCAGACAAGCTTTGTGGTCTAACATAACTCATAGTTTAAGAATTTCTGGAAGGTGGGTGTTAGCCTTCGGGCGAGGCAACCCCTCTGGATGTCCTATAACCGCTGAACTTAATTCTCTTTATAACATGTTTGCCACAATGTATGCTTACTCTTTAGTTTCGGATCAAGTTGAAAATTTCTTTAAAGATGTTGAATTTGTTGCTTATGGTGATGACAATTTGATTCAGATGGATCCAGATGGTGCTTTCACGGTTGCCGACTTAATTCAAGGTTATGACAAGATGGGTATGACTTATACTTCTACCGACAAAAATGGACCTCCAATTGCTCAGTTTATAAGTGATGTCTCTTTTCTTAAGAGAGGTTTTAAATACGACAAGCAACGTAGTCGTTGGCTCTGCCCTCTCGAGCCCAAAACAATAGCTGATATGGTTAACTGGACAAAAGATAACAAGTCATTTACTTCTGCACAGATTCTGGAAACTGCTCTTTTTGAGCAATCTTTGCATGGTCCTGAAAAGTATAATGCACTACGTAATGAAGTTAAAACTGTTCTTTGTGATCCCAAATTGCAACAGCTGGCTGCTAGAGTCACTCTTCTTTCGTATGAAGGACAAGTTGAAAGTTATAATTCTCGGTCTCGCTTTTCTAGTCCTGAGGATTATTTGTCTGACGACTACGATTAATCATCAACATGGTGCTGCTCACACCTTAAAATGAGCATTTGGTAGAGT